CGACACACATTGTTGTTCCTGAAAAGGAGAGTGATAACTAATGGCGAAAAAATGTAAAAAACATGGAAAGAAAGATTGTCCAAAATGTAAGTAGTTTGATGATTTGTCCTGTATGTAAGGTAAATCCAGCAGAAAAACATCCATATTATGGATATATTCCTTGCAAGCCCTGTCAGGATAGGCAGGCAAGATTAAAAAAGCCGGACAAATTACCAGAATTTACTAGTGACAGTATTAAAGAGGGTCGTAAAGCAAATTTTGACGACATTCATGGAGCACATCGAAAAGGTGTGCCAAGTAGAGAGTTTAGAGATAGATGGGGCGAAGAAGCAATGAAGCGTCAAGGATTTACAGATAAAGAAATCAAAAACGCACAATATGTCTGGGGCGATGATAAATATTACCAAGACGGGAACTAACTATGAAAGAACCAATAACCGACATACGGACAAAGAAAAAATACAATTACGATACTTCAATTGATACTCCTTGGAAAAAAGGCGACATGGTCCGACACAAAATTACAGGACACCCATATAAAGTAATTCATATTTATCGGTATGTTTGTACTATTCTTATTGATTTAGAAGATAGAGAACAGCTTGCACAGCCATATATACTGCTTCCTCGGAGTTACGACGATTATGCGCTTGACGAAGTTATGCAACAAGTAAAAAAAAATGATAGTGTCGAGTGGCAATTTAGCCCATTCCCTTTACCTTTATGATTGATTTTATCTTTTTTATTCTTATTTTCTTATTGGGATATGTTGCTGGATATCTTAATGGAAAGGCACAAGACGCTGTGGAGACAATTATTGATGGGACTGGGAAAACGATCACTATTATGAGAAAGAAGATCAAAGAGGTCACAACGCCTGCTATTAAGACAGGCATTATTAAACCTCCAACGGCAAAGGATTTAGCTGATAGAAAATTACCTCAAAAAGTAAAAGAAGGCAGAGCTGCGATGAAGGAGACCCTTGATAATATACCTGAACTTGTTGAGCATAAAAAAAAGCTTGAAGAGTTTAATCGAACTAATAGAGGTATCTATGATAAGTAATTTATGGCTATAACGATATAATATTGCATGAAATTATGCGAATGTGGCACTTCACTCTCAGATAGATTAGTTTATAACCCGAAAGGCTTGAGATATTGTGACAGATGCGCAATTAAAAAGAGACATGAAAAAAATAAAAACAAAAGTAAAACAATATCAACAAATATTCGGTCTTGAAAACTGGACAATAGAATTAACTGAAGATCCTAATCTGAATGCAAGTGCAAGAACATTTGCGGATCCACGATACTACAAAGCTTCTATAACCTATAAACCCGGCAAATTTACTGATGAAACTATTGTGCATGAATTAATTCATATTGTCATGGCTCTTTACGATTTCTATGCAGACAACTTAGGCAGGGAGGGGTCAGATGAACTATTTTTTGTTGCCAGAGAAAATGCAGTGAGTCAATTAACGCATATTATGATGCGAATATTAAAAAATGAGAAATCTAACACGTGAGGCAATGGAACTAGCGAAACAGGAAGTTATTAGAAGACATCCAGAGTTAGCCTACAAGGAATTTAGACAGCGTCTACATCCTCGGCTAAAGATAGCTATCTTTCAGGATTTAGTAGAATTGCAACGATTCTTTGAGCAAGAGTTAATTATGAATTTATGAGAAAGTTTATCAATAAACATCCTTATATAACTTTTTTTAGTATTCTTTTTATTTATGAAGTTGTCTTCAATGTCCTTTGGGAGTTAATAAAAGGAATGTTAAATAAATAATTTATGAAAGGTACAATAATTGAGTTTAAAAAAGAAGTAATTGAGGTTGATAAGCCTTGGTATACAAGAATTGTTAGGAGACAACTTGTAAGAGACGATATGCTAGCTAGTCCTTTTATTGGAGAAGGTAGGCAAGAATTTGAGGTTATCCAGCTATCTTATCTAGATGAAAATCATCAAAGAGTTACTGAAAACTATTTCGTTAATTATGAAGATTTAAAGATTGCCATGCCAATTGTAGAAGGAATGGTACAGGCAAAGACGAAAGAACTAAATAGGCAACTTAGAGACCTTCAGGTTAACTATGCAAAACTAATAGATAAATCGGGACAATTACAAAGAGATTTAAATCAGATGAGAAGGTTCTGGTTTAATCGTTTATGGCATTGGATATTATTTAAATTGCGAACTATATAATTTATGAAACACGCAGGAGGAAGACCAACAAAATATGACCCAAGCTTTGTCGATGAAGTCGATAAATATCTTAAAAATACTGGAAGAGAGCAAACAGAGCTACCCACTCGTGAAGGATTTGCTAAGCATATTGGTGTCTGTCGTGACACAATTGATACATGGGAAAAAGCCACAGCAGAGGATAAAACAACCTTATTACACCCAGAGTTTTCCGACGCAATAAAAAGAATAGATGAAGCTCAGAAAATTCAATTGATGAATGATGGATTATATGGTGGTAAAGAAGTTAATTCTACAATGGCTATATTTTTATTAAAGTGTAACCATGGGATGGTAGAAACCAATAACCTAAATCTTAATGGTACTCTCCAAGTTCTCTTTGATAGCTCTTTAAAGCAATAAGCAATGACAAATGCAACTCAAACTCTATTCTCCTCATGCCAACCAACGATTAATTCATCAAAGTAAAGCAAAGTATCGTACTGTAGTAGCGGGTCGTCGGTTTGGTAAATCTGCACTCGGTCTTAATGAAGCGTTAGCAAGAGCATTTCAATTAAAAGATCAAATTATTTGGATCATTCTTCCGAAGAAGAACCAAGCTAAAGAAATCTATTGGATTGATCCTGACGTAACAAAATACTTCATGCCCTATGTACAGCATGGACTGATTAACAAAAATGATACTGAACTTTCTTTGCATGTAAAAAGTACAAATTCTTGGATACGACTAAAGGGTTCCGATGATCCTGATACCCTTCGAGGAAGTGGTTTGGATCTTATTATTTGGGATGAAGCAGCTGATGTAAAAGAAGAAGCATTTGATATTATCAGGCCGTCTCTTGCAGATTCTCCCTATCATAGAATGCTCTATATTGGAACTCCAAAGGGACTCAATTGGTTTCATGATTTTGCATTACAGGGAGATCACAGGCATATTATCCCTACATTTGATAAGAGCATTACCCAAAAACCTGATTGGGAAACATGGCATTTTAGTAGTTATGACAATCTTACATGGGAGGAAGGATCACCGGAACGAATTGCATTTGTTAAATATATTGATGAACAACGTGCAGAAGCAGAAGAAAAAGGAAAATTAGCATTTTTCAATCAAGAATATCTCGCTTCGTTTGAAGAATCTGCTGGAAGGTTTTTCCCTCGATGGACGCATAGAACCCATGTATTTGATAATCCAGTATTACCTAATCCTAAATATGAACGTGATGGATCAATTGACTGGGGACGTCTTGCTCCTATGGCATGGTATGCTCATGCGATCATCCCACAAAACTTCGAAGGCATTAAGTTCAATCGAATAATTACCTTCCAAGAAGTATATGACAATCAAAAATCTCCAGTAGAGCAGGCAGAGCAAATACATAAAAAGGTGGATTATGGAACAATATATCGTACCTATTATGATCCTTCCATGGATTCAAAGCAGGATGATGGCTCTATTTCTGTAGCAGATCAATTTAAAAAAGCTTTTGCTAAGCTCACGGGAAAAACCGTTACCATGATTCCTGCATCAAACAAGCGTCCTCCTCGTTGGGCTGCCATGGAAAATTGGATGCGAATAGCACCAGACGGACTTCCTTACTGGATGATTTCTCCTAATTGTAAAAATCTTATTCGTACTATTCCTCTGATGATGTCTGACCCCAATCACATTGATGATATTGATACCACTCTTGAAGATCATGCAGTAGATTCTGTCTCGTATTTTATTCAATACATTCCATGGGTTGACGCATCAATAAAAACAGGGGTAATTCAATCTCAGAAAGATGCTGCACAAGTGTGGAAAAATGCAGAAGATCCCGGTAAGATGATTTTAAATATTAATAAATTCAAAAAGTAAGTTATGGTTAATTTCTTATAATTACTCCGTGAAAGCATCTATTCGTAACAAGCCAACTGATATTCTACTGACAACTGTTTCTTTAACAATTGATAAGGCAAATCCCGATAACCTTATTATGTTCCGCTGTTATCATTGTGGTACATCTATCACGCAAATACAGGGTGCAGTAACAGGAGTATTCTCAGGACTTATGCCAACAAATGAAGTGGTCGTGATTAATCAGTGCTCAAAATGCCATGCTAATATAACATTTCAAACACTCCCAACTCCAAAGAACCCAGAAGTTACAAAGCTAAAACTCTCCTATGAAAAGGGAATTGAGACATTCCATTGTTTTATTTGTCGTACTCAGTTATTGCAGTATAATGCTGATATCCTAATATCTCTGCCAGAGCGAAAGCACCTCATTATGCCCTTAGCATTTACTTGTTTCAAACCTGATTGTCACAAGCAATATCTCCTAAATGAAATTGTGACTGTCGTGCTATAATAAACGCACAAAGATAAAGGCATGAATAATGCTTGCAGTTCACTTAATCACTGAGGCCAAGAGTCAGGAATGGACTTCTAAGGAAGACGCATGACACCTGATATGTGGAGCACCATTGATTCGCCTGTCCGTGGTTTTCTTTGTTACCAATTTAGAGCACATAGCTCAGTCGAAAGACTGGGCTTTTTTTATGGAAAAAATACTATTCACACGATTATTACCTCGTTTTGATGATACTGACGATATTCGAATGCAGGGTTCTTTTGATGATGTTACCCCTGAAATGGATGTGGATGAAGAAGGCGTAGCATCCTTTACTCCGCTTGATCCTCTCCAACTCGAAATTGAAGATGATGAGCTTGTTCGTATTGTGGATGATTACGTTGACGATTATGATACGTTCTACACAGAAAAATACGATTTGTTTGAACGGAGAAAACAAAATGAACTCCACTTATTTGGTCGCCATGTATTGCAACGGGAAAAAGATAACCTGATGAAGGATTACGAATCTCGTTATCAGGACAATGTTCTTTATGAAATTGAAGGAACAATTAAGCCGCTAGGTATGGCACGAATGCCTGACTTAATGTGCTTACCGGGAAATGATTCTGAAGAAGCTGTTTTGACAGCCCAAGAAGTAGGGAAAGCAATTGATAGCACTATTAAAAAGAAACAGAATCGTTTTGTACTTGGTCTCGCTTTCAAACATTTCCCTTGCTATTTCATTAGTTGTATCAAGGCTCGTTGGAATCCTGAAATAAATGATTATGTATTTGAGTGCATTCATCCTGATCTTATTGAAATTGATCATACTTCTCCAACAAAAAATGCAGATGACATGAAATTTATCTCGCAGATAGTCCCTCTTACTGTGCAGGAGATTATTCTCAGATTCCCTCAAGCAAAAGAAAAGTTCTATAAACAACTTCGATCACAGGGGTGGATGAGTGAAGATGCAAATGAACCAACATGGGCAGTCCTTGGTACGATAATTAGAATTCGTGAAGTATGGTTTACCGAATATCGAAGAGAGGCAGACAATGAGGTAGAAAAAATTGATGGGGTATTGTGGAAATACAAGGATGTTATTTTGCATAAAATGAAAAATCCCAATTTTGATTACGAAGGAGAAACAAGATATTTTGCCTATGATGATGCAGTAAAACAAGGAAATAAAAGAGGACTTAATGAGGATGAGTTGTATCAGATTCTTTTAACAGGACAGCTTCCTGATCATGTGCAAGAAGAGCAGGTATATCACAATTATTTTGATCGACCTCGAAAGCCATTCTATTTCATGGGCTATGACCAATGGGGCAAGCAACCAATGGACGAAACCTCTCGTATTGAACAAAATCTGCAAAATCAAAAATCTCTTGATAAACGAGGTAAGCAGATCGAAGAAACACTGGATAATCGTGGACATCATATTTTTAGCAAAGGCGCTCTAACCCCGGGAGATGTGGAAGAAATGGATATGACTGCACCAAATGTTGATTTATCTGTTGAAGGAGATGTTGATAAAGTACACGCATTTATTGCTCCTGAGAGACCGACTCCAGCAGAATTTGAAGACAAAGAGAGAACACGAGATCGTATGTATGCAATTTCTCATTCGAATGCTGTCCGAGGCGAGATTTCAAAAAACGCTGCAACAAATACGCAAATTGGGCGAGAAAGTGATTTTACTGCAGCTGATGATTTAGTAGAGGATACTATCAACGATGCAGCACAATGGATGGCTGATTGGTCCATGCAATTTATTAAACTTCGCTATACCCAAGATCATTTTAAAGATATCCTTGGTGTTGCCGGTCAAGCAGTCTGGATAAAACTTAATCGAAATATGATTGCTGACGGCATGATTATAAAGATTAAGGCCTCAGGAACTGATAAACTGAGAGCGCAAAATAATGCTATGGATATGGCAAAAATGCAAATGATTGATCCCTACACGTTCTTTGTTGACATGGGATTATCAGACCCTGAAGGACGAACAGAAAAGCTAATTCTTGCCAAAACTGATCCAGTTGCCTATCTACAAAAAGTTGTTAAAGGATTAAATACGAGTGAAGCATTAGCACAGGCGTTAATGAGAGCACAAATGCCCTTACAGCAAAATACTGCTATGTTGCCCCAAGTTCAGGGATCGCAACCTAATCCTGTAATGAATGGACAATCTCAGCAACAACCAAGTCCACAGAATACAGCGCAAGTTCCAGCCCAACCACCTGCAGGAGCACCGCAAGGGAGTCCTCGAATGATGTAATTATGGTTGATTTAGTAAGATAGCTTTATGAAAACAGTATTTTTAAGACTTCTTCCTCGTTATGAAGATCAGCAGCCAGAAGAAAAACAAAAAATTCCTGAAAATCAGGATAAATTTGTTTATGCACGGGATTCTAAAAAAACGCTTCGTGAAATAGCAACGGAGGCCAAAGAGAAACAAAAAAAACAAAAGGAAGAGGTAGGGAAAAAAGAGGAAAAACCTGCAGTTCAACCGAAGGAGGAGGATAAAAAAGATGAAATTGCCAAGGTGGATGATACACCAAATGAAGAAGGAAAAGAGACGCAAAAGCCTGCTGAGAAAAAAGAAGAACCAAAGATTGACAC